CCGGAGATATCCAGAGCCTGGAGCATTTAAATAAAATTTTTGAAGTGTGCAAGCTCACACCCGGCACCCAGCATTGGATGCCAACACGTGAAGCGCAATTTTTAAAAGAAATAGATCCGGCCACAGTTCCGCCTAATTTAATCATTAGAATGTCTTCACACATGATAGGACAGGGACCAGTTAAGCAATGGCCCTGGACGTCCACAGTATCAACAGCCCCTGAAGCTCGAACCTGCCCGGCCCCGGATCAGTCGAACGAGTGCGGCAGCTGCAGACAGTGCTGGGACAGGTCCACACCTAACGTGTGTTACGGTAAACACTAAACATGACACACGTTTTCAAACATCCAAAATTTTATGAAGCGCTCAGGAAGGAAGAGCGCAAGCTCACAAGCGCTCAAGCTCCAGGCAGCAAGCGTCCAAGCCTTCCCTCAAAGGCTCAAGCTTCAAGCCTGAAGTCACAAGCTCCAGGATCCGAGCACCAGGGTACAAGCGTACAAGCTGGGGATCCGGGGAACAAGCAACAAGAATAAATGTATTCAAATTATGTTTCATGTGAAAGCTAATTTGGTGGGGTGAAAAGCGTATTTTGTTAACCGATGTTAACTTCAATTCTACTGTAAAAAAGTTGCCAGAAGGAGCATAGCCCAATAGATCAGGAGTACCAAATAAAGCCCGGTTTTCCAGCCTAGTCCATATAATTTTACTTTTAATTGCTTTAAGCTCACGCCACAAATCCTTCTCTAATTTTATCAAGTTAACCTCAGTAGTTAATTAGAGCTTGCCTATGATCTTTGGCATCTTCCAAGTACCACCTCTTTTAATTCCTTTTAGATTTAAAATGTGAGTGTCTCTATCACCAATCATTCTAGTTTCCAACAACTGAATTTCATAGAGGTCATGTTTTTCTCCATTAGGTAATTCTATCTGGACTCTAGCTTGTTGAGCTGCAGGTGATATTAAAAACTTGTCTAAATACTGTCTTAATTCTTTTGCTTTCATATATTGTGTTTATATAAGATATTATGTATAAAGCAAGCATGAGTCAAGAAATTGTCAAAAAGAAGGCAGCTTACCCTACAGAGCTTACAGAAATGCAGAGAAGATTCTGTGAGTATTTAATCATGAATGAGGGTAGAACTACCAGAACTGAAGCAGCTATCCACGCTGGATACAGCCCCAAGTCTGCAACACAAGAAGCAGCAGGACTGATGCAAAATCCTAAGATCCAAAAGTATTTACAGCATAGATCAAATGAAGTTAACAGAGCATTTACTGTGACTAAAAACAATTATGTTAGACGTCAACAAGTATTATCTCAGGCATTGGTAGACTCTGGTAAGATAAAAGATGCAGCACCATTTGAACAATTAATAGGTAAAGCTACTGGTCAATTCGTAGAAACACACCTACATGGCAACTTAAATGACATGGCTAAACAAGAAAAACTTGACGAAATAAAAAGGTTGAAGACTTTACAACAAGAACGTCTTAAGATATCGTCAGACTAATAATTTAGTCAACTTAACTACACACCCTTTCGGGAAAACATTCCTATCAGAAAATGAAACATCTTTATCTTCATATGAAGCGAACGTCCAAATACATTTGGAAGTCTTTTTGTATATGTATGCATGTGTTATCATTTTGCTGCATTCGAATTTATCAAATTCTTCGGCTGATGCATGCCCCGCATCACCAGTTATATCAATCCACTCTATCCGATAAAAATAATAAGTCTTCGGACCAATCTTAACGTGTCTGTATTTTGATTTCTTCTTTTTAGGCATA